CAGGGTCAAACTATTTGAAAACAACCCCGCCGTCATGGTGCGGGATGTTTGGCCAAAGGACGTATCTTCGAGCGCTTCCGCGGTGACCGTCAGAGTCGCGCTAACAACATCGTCGGTAATGTCAACGATTGAACCGATTGCGGCGCCGACTTTAACGGTTGGATTCGATAGGTAAGTTGATGCTGGCATGTTTGCTCCTTAAGTTCTGATCTGATAGTAGATGATTTGTGTTCGGTGGTTGTGGATTATGCGGTCTGGGCTTGGATAGCGCATTCAAGGTCGTAGCACGGGTACAACGCGCCACCGATCTCAAGGCTTGACGGACGGCCACCCATGACGATGATTGATGAGCCAAGCACGGTTGCGACAATGCTCAAGATTGAGCGGAGTACCGGCAGACCTGCAGGCCCAGAGCCAATGACCTTGATCGGAAACTCGAGGCGCACAATGTTCCCGTTGCCTGCAAACGTGGTAAAACTCGGTGCATCTAAGTACACGCAATTAGGTGCAAGTTTGGTTGGGTCGTTTACAACACGAAGACCTGACACAGCGGTCAGCGTTGCGGTGACGTCATCAATTGCTTCGTTAAATAGGTCGGTGTACGACATCAGGCAACCGCTGGACGTGGGATGCCAAGCAGCTGCTTGACGATCGGGGTCAGGCTTTGCTGTGGTGCCGAGCCCATGCCGTCAAACGTGGCGTAGGTTGCCTCTATTGACCCTCTGGAGCGCCACAGAGCGGCGCAATACATCAAAGTGCCCAATGTTGCGTCACCGCCTGGCGAGGTCGTTAGGGAGTCGATATAGCCGCTTTCTTGACGCCTGCGATAACAGAACTGGTTGCCAGCCGACACCGATTGCGTGAGCAACGTGTAATCGTCTGACGGGTTTGTGATCGTGATGCCAAGGTAAGACATGACCTGCGCGGCCGTCACCCACGTGCAAACAGGGTCATACGACACGGTGCCAGACGCCGCGGTCCGCTCGACATTGTCTGCGACCCGTGCATAAAGCACCTGATCGGCAATAGGCATCTGGTAGTCGTAAAGCAGATCGCCTTCGGTGTCAACGCCAATAAACAAATACTGTGGCAATGCGCGAACGACAAGATTGCTGCCGTTAAATGTGGCGTCAACGCCTGCAACCGTAATTGACTGGCCGACTGCAATCTCGCTGGGGGTCAGGAGTTGCAGTACGGCAAAGTCATCAATTAGGTACTTGTTGGTAACCGTGTATGTTGCCATGAGCGGATGCTCCGCTCTCGACTAGGCGATTGCGATTGACTTAACCTGATCGCCGTCTGCGATAAAGGTTGAGACGTAGCCGTAGTAGGAGAATGTGCGACCCAAGGTTGCAGGTACTTCTACCGACATGATTCCACGAACTTGCTCGTAGAATTCTATCGCAGATCCACGTGCTACAACCATGGTGTTATCGGCAAATGCGCGGTCAACGACCAAGTTCAAGCCCAATGGGTTGAACGTGTTCATTTGTGTCACGTTTGCGGTGCCCATTCCGTTTACGCCCATGAGTCCTGCTGCGCCGGTATATGGGAAAATTGGGCGCTTGTCTGCGTCCAACTGACTGCCTAATTTCTTCCATACGTCTGGGCTCACGAAAATGTGATCAGGTAGGAAGTTTGTTGCGGTGAGGATGTCGGTTGCTGCGTCGTACAGCGCTGCGATCAACGATGTTGGGTCGTTTGCAGTAACTGTCCAGGTTGAACCTGATGCGGTGTCGCCTGCGAGGATTGCGTTACATGCGACTGCGTCTGATTGCAGCATGTATTGGCCTGCAAGGTCACGCAAGATGATTTCCATTGCTGCAGGTGAAGTGAAGTCGATGTCTTGTACTGACAAAGTGACTTGACCGGCAAGCGTGGTCTTGGTGACAACGTTTGATGCAATTACTGGCGTGGTTGCTGACACTCCTGAAAGTTCAGGTGACTGTGAACCTACTGACGTGTGGGTCGTCCAGGTTGGGCGAATCCATGTCTTTGATTGTCCACCGTCTGGCATTGCGCGAGCGCCAACTGCGGTAACTACTGGACGGATGTAGTTCAGGTCATCAAATACTGGCCCAAGGACTGGTACTGGCAAAAGACCAGGTGTATCGGTGGTGAGCACGTCACCTGCAGCTGCTTGAAGTGCTGACTGCTTTGAGATTGCGAACTCGCGTGCGGCTGCTGCAACGTTGCGGAAAGTTTCTCCGCCGATGTGCATCGCTGCGAGGTATTCGCCTGGTGTTGGCAAGTCAAACTTGCGCTTTGCTTGTGCAAAAATTGGTGCAGTAGGGATGGTTGCCTCAACTGCGGTTTCGTTTACTTCGGACATTTCTGGTTTCTCCTCTACTGGGGTTACTTCTTCATTTAACACTACTTCTTCGGGCTCTTGGTGGATACTCGCTGCAACTTTGGTGATGTTTGCGGCATCGCCAAAAGCGCCAATCGGGACTAGCGACAATTCCATCCAGTCGGCTGACTCAATGATCATTGTGCCTTCTTCGTCATACGAAAACTTGGTCGGATTTACGCCAACGGATACTTGGTCAATCGTGCCGTCAATGGCCATAACAAGGGCATCGTTACCAAGGCTGGTGGCGCTGATCTTGGCGCTGAACATCATGCCTTCTTCGGTTTCTGCGCGCTCCGTGACAACGCCTACTGGCATAGAGGCATCGTGGTACATGAACAGGCGCGGTGCTTTGCCCTCGACTGGCAATGAGCCTGGGCGGAAGATTACAGCTGTGCCGTCCGAGACTGTTGCCGGCACGTTGTATGGGACAGCTACTCCGCTGATCGTGCGTCGTGGTGCGTCGCCTTTAGCGGCGTCAAGCGTAAAATCGCCTGCAATTAACTTAATCATCGTGCTAACTCCTCTTGTGTGTTTTCTCTTACAACTACTTCTTCATCGTCCATGCGATCGGCCATAAAGTTTTCTTCTAGGTATTCATCTGCATCAAACTCAACATAGGTTCCGCGCGGTAGCACGTTGTCCATTGATAACGCGCCAGCGATTGCATCTGCATACAACTTGACACCGAACAAGTAAAGATCGGCGCGTGCCTGCTGTGATGACTGGTACGAGTAAGCGCCAGTCGCAACGCCCACCAAATACGGCGGAACATTTGCCAGACGTGACATTTCAAGCGCCTGATATTGCGATGCTTCAATTAACAGCATCTTGTCTGGGGTGCTGTTTGTTTCCGTGTATGTCAAATACTCGTTAAGCGCGGCGGTTTGGTTGGTTGCTCGAGCGGCATTAAACGCGCTAGCCAAATCAGCCAATTCTTGCGCGCTCAACGGCTCGCCACCTGTCTGTTTGAGTACGCCGGCAGGGATGCTTGACGATGCGTTGCGATTGCGAGCTGCTTCAAGTTTTAGCGCGGTTTCAATTGCGCCAGGTGCGGAATAAATCATTCCTTGCGCTGGCGACAAGAATTGCACAAGGTTTACAGGGTCAAGCATGCCACCGTTGAAATACACTTCTTTGGACGGAGCAAACCACACAGGGCCAACCATGTCGGTCGTAGTAATTGATCCTGCTGGCAGTCGAGTAAACGTGGCAGGGTAGCCGTCAGCGGTGCGCGATGTGATGTACCAAAACGCTCTGCCAAACATCATGAGGTCATCAAGTGTCCAACTAAAGAGAAATTGTGCGGACACGGTTGGGTCTGGTCGGCGCATCCATGAACGTGGCGCAATGTAAATGCGTTCCATTTTTTCGCCGTTCCAAAACTCGTTGTATGAGCGCAATGGCATTGAGCCAATTACTGATGCCATTAAATCTCGAGCGCGGTTAATCGTTGGAACGCTGATTGCGCGATTGCGCGCTTCGCCTTCTTGGTAACTGTAATACTGGCCGATCATGCTTACGCCTTGCGCGTTACTTGTGTAACCGCCAGCGACCGCAGCTGCCACGCTAGGCGCTGGGCTTATCGCTGCTTTACGGGTTTTGTTAAAGATCGCCATGTTCCTACTTTGTCATATAAGTGGCAACCGCGCATGACTTATCCGATTCCGACAAAAGGCAAGGTGCGCGGTCGCCGCGTTTATCTTAGTTATTTACCGCGACAAGCATGGGTTTACCCGAGTTAACTGGACGGGCACACATGCCAATACCCCAGACCATTGTTCGCGCTAACTCAATTGGCCCAGGTGAACGCTTGCTTGAGAGCACGATCGTGTTGTCGGTGCGGACAGCAACGGCGCGCTGGACATGTTCGGCAAGCAGTTTTTCGCCTGTGTGTAGCAGTCGCGCTTCGGCGATCATGTTTTTGGCAAGCGGTGTAAACCGTCCTAGTTCGGCGTAGCCAACCACGACCCTGCGGCGCTCAATGTTTGGTGGGCAGGTTGCGTCCACGGTCGGCGATAGGGCAAACCTGATCGTGGGGTCTTTGGCTAGTTCTTGCACGTTGTCCCACAGCTCTGTGATTGACTCGGCAATAAATGCCACGGTGACAAGCACCCGTCCGTCTGACAGGTTGACGCATCTGGTCGCGCTGTACCTAGAGTCGTCCAGCGAAGACTCGATTGCCACGACCCCACCGCTGGGTATGTCACCTGTGTATTCCAATGACGGCCAACGCCCTGGCTCAATCCAACCGCGCACAACGCTGACCCAAAGGTTAAGACTGGCCCGTAAGAAACTTGCCCGATCGGGGTTAGTTGATTCTTGTCTAATTGTGTCCATGTCTAACGTGTAACCGAGTGCAGGATTACCCCACGCCCATGATGCTGGGTGCAGCGGGTCAAGGCTTGGGTCAGGCGACCATTCCGCCATGTACATTGTGGACGGTTCGCCTTTGTCAATTGCTCGAATGCCTGCCTCTCTCCAGCGCTGGAACAACACACTTTCTTCTGTCCCAGCTGTACTGAAAAAGCAAGCCAAAGGATTTTTCCGTGCGCGCTGTGCCGGCAACAATCCGCCTTCAACCGAGTCGGGGTTGACGTCAAAGAGTTCGTCCACGATCACCAAGTCAATGCTCATACCGTGACCTTGGTTTGGCTTCAATGCTTTGACCCACCACTTGCTGCCGTCTGGCATCGTGGCCTGATAACGCCCGTACGACTTGACGATTTTTGCGCCGTAGTACTCCTCAAGAATTGGTGCAAGATCATCAAACAACAAACAGGCAAGGTCAAGTCTGTGCGCGCCAGATACGACAGTTTGTTTAGTGCCACGTATCTTTGGCATCTCGACTAACCAAGCGAGAATTAGCGCCATGATCACAGTCGTTTTCCCATTTTGGCGCGCCACCGAACAGAGCGTTGAACGATGAACAAAGTGATTGTTCTTATCTACTGCAAGCATTTTTTCAAGTATGTGTTTTTTCCACGGCATGAGCGTCACGCCAAGAACCTTCTGGGCCATGTCC